GACAACATAGGCGCATCATTCTCTAGCGGCGTTACAAGAAGCCTGTCCACATCCGGTGGGTTCAACATCTACTCTGTAACTGCTACGTCTACTACATCTGAGACTGTGACGTTTGTGCCAAACTTTACTGCTGACTTCTTGGTTATTGCAGGGGGTGCTGGTGGTGGTAGGGGTGGCGGTGGCGGCGGTTCTGGTGGATACCGAACTAGCGCCGGTACATCAGGAGGTGGTGCTAGTGCAGAAACCGCACTATCTATAAATGTTGGAACTGCTTACACAGTTACCGTAGGCGGTGGGGGTTCAGGTTCAACAAACAACGCCAACAAAGGCGTAAGTGGTAGTAATTCTGTTTTTTCCACTATCACATCAACTGGTGGTGGTGGTGGGGGTTCCTTCAGCACTAAAAACGGCGCTAATGGCGGTTCGGGTGGCGGTGCGGCAAATGATGGCAGTAGCGGAACTGGAGGTAACGGAACCGCTAATCAAGGATATAACGGCGGGACAGCAAGTAATACTTATATTAGTTCGGGCGGTGGTGGTGCTGGCGGGGCCGGAGGAAATACAACTGCTTCAGCAGGCGGTGCTGGTGGCGCTGGCGTTGCTTCTACAATTACGGGTTCAAGCGTCACCCGTGGAGGCGGTGGTGGAGGTGGTGGTAGGAGTGGGACAGCAACTGGAGGAACTGCATCTGATGGTGGTGGAGCAGGCGGCGTTACGGTCGCCGGAACTGCGGGTACTGTTAACACAGGCGGTGGTGGTGGAGGTGGTTCTACTGAAGATGGTGGCGGTGCATTTACAGCAGGCGGTAACGGCGGTTCAGGCGTAGTCATCATCAAGATTCCAGAGGCCCGTACTGCAACCTTCTCTGGCGGTGTAACGCAATCCTCCACAACATCTGGCGGCTACAAGATTTACACCGTGACTGCTACTTCAACCACATCAGAAACAGTAACTTTTAGTTAAGGAGATTCAATTGGCACACTTTGCAAAACTAGACGAAAACAACATAGTCACATTCGTGACCGTAGGCCGACAGGAAGATGACGGTAAAGAGGCAGAACTCTGCGCTCGCACAGGCGATGTTTATAAGCAGACTTCGTACAACACCCACGGCGGGGTACACGCATTAGGTGGAACGCCTCTGCGTAAGAACTATGCTGGTATCGGGTACACCTATGATGTGGGCCGGGACGCTTTCATTCCTCCCAAGCCCTATGCCTCATGGTTGCTAAACGAAGGCACTTGTCTGTGGGACGCACCTGTTGCCTACCCAAATGATGGCAAGCGTTATTCATGGGACGAGGCTACAACTTCATGGGTAGAAGTTGAAGGGGTTGCTGCGTGAAACTTATCAAACTAACTAACGCCGCCAAGGGCCGCATCGGTGAAAGTCTAATCCTGAACACAGACTTGATTGCATCGTTCTTTGAGCATAAACAAGAAGACGGCACAGAGGTTCGTGTAGCGTTTGGTATGAACGGCAACAACTGGGAAGTCTCGGAGAGCATGGACGAGATTATGGAAAAGATTGAGGCATAACCATGTCAACAATCGTCGAAGTCAAAGGCCAACTTGACACCCACGAAGCTGTCTGTGCTGAACGCTATCTTGGGATAAACGCTAGACTTAAGCGCCTGGAGCAAATCCTGATTGGCTCTGCCGCTTTCATAATCGCCCTACTGTTAAGCCTAGTTGTTAAATGACCACCATCGCTGCCAGAGCGTCTACGGGAGAAATTGCCGCAGATTCGATGGTCAGCGGCGATGACTCCTTCTACCTCGTAGAGAAGCTCCGTAAGGGACAAGAGAGTATCTACGGGGGTTGCGGAGATTGGGATAAACTATTAAAGTTCTACAATTCGTTGGAGTCCGGTGCTGATTTGGACTCGGATACGGATGTGACCGTTCTCGAACTCAGAAGTGATGGCATTTGGATTTACGAGAGTACCATCATTCCTGCGAAGATAAAGAACGACTTTTGGGCAATTGGAACTGGGGCAAACTTTGCTATCGCTGCCATGCACTTAGGTTTGAATCCGGCAGAAGCAGTAAAGCTGGCGTGTCTGTACGACACATCCTCCCACGAGCCAATTGACGTAATGTCTCTAAGCGGGAGGAAACGTGGTAGCACTAAAAAAGGCATCGGACGAGGAACTAATAGCGGCGTTTAAGACCTACGGCAGTCCACAGAAGGTCTCTCAGGTTCTAGGCATAGACGTAGGAACGGTTTACCGAAGGCGGGCGGCACTAAAAGACGTATCCCTACCCTCCTTTGCCGCAAGACAACACAGCATCGCCAACACATACATCCCCGATAACCGTAGGGTTATCTCCCATACCGTAGACAACGGTCATGTCTTTATAGCCTCCGACTGCCACTACTGGCCCGAAGAAGAAACCGTGGCACACAAGGCGTTTGTTTCCCTGCTGACCGAGTTTAAGGCGAAATCTGTCATCATCAACGGTGACTGTTTTGATGGGGCTAGAATCAGCCGCCACGCCGCCCTGATGGGGACTAACCCCCCTACCCCAAAGCAAGAGATAGAAGCCTGCCAAGACCGTCTAAACGAGATTGCAAACGCCTCTAAGAACGCTACTAAGCTGTGGACGTACGGGAACCATGACGTAAGGCTCTTTAACTACATTGCTACCCACGCGCCAGAGTTATCTGAATTCAGCGACTTGTTTGCGTACTTTCCGGGTTGGCACACGGGGTGGAGAATAGACATAAATAACTCCGTGGTTGTAAAACATCGGTGGCACAACGGGCAACACGCAAATTATAACAATGCCCTGAAATCTGGGCGCAGTATTATCACTGGGCATCTACACAAATTGATGGTGACCCCGTGGACGGACTATAACGGGCGTAGATACGGTGTAGACACAGGAACCCTTGCGGAGCCAGGTGGCGACCAATTTGTGTACTGCGAAGAAAATCCTGTGAACTGGTGTTCGGGGTTCTGCGTTCTGACATTTAAGAATGGTATGTTATTACCTCCAGAGCTTTGCGAGGTGATAAACGGCGTGGCTTACTTTCGAGGAGAGAAAGTGGGATAAATGAGTGATTTAGTAGCCTCGGCAAAAAGTGCCGCGCAGGGAATAAAGAGCGCGATAGCCGCAGGGAAAGAGATTGAATCAGTAGTTACTGACATACAAAAACTTGGGGTCGCAGAACTCCAAGCCAAGCAACAGTTCCAAAAAAAGCAACGCGTAGTTAAGGGCGATAGCACCATCCTCACGGCTTTCGCGGAGTGGCGCAGATTGAAAGAAATCAAGGAAGCCGAAGACGACTTATTCCAGCAGCTTGTCGAGCGTTACGGCAAGGAAAAGGCTGAGTACGAGTGGAAGGACATCCAAGCCATCAAAGAGCGCCAGATGAAGGAAGTCAAGGACGGGCGTGACGAGATGGGGCGTGACCTAAAGAAACTCCGAGAACTCAAGGTTATGTGCTTCGTAGCCTCGCTAATCATAGTCACCACTTACTACATCTTCAAAGGACACCTGTAATGCTATCCCTAATATCCTCCGCTGTCGGATTCCTAGCCTCTGGTCTACCCCAAATCCTAAACTTCTTCCAAGACAAGGCTGACAAGGCGCAAGAGTTGAAGTTAGCGCAGATGCAGACCGAACGTGAGTTAGCCCTTGCAGAACGCGGTTTCCTAGCCCAACAGAAGGTCGAGGAGATTAGGACTGACCAGATAGCGCTTCAGACCGACGCAGACCGCCAGAACGCCGCTTTAGACCACGACAAGGCTATCATGGCTCGCGCCTCTAACTGGGTCGTGAACTTAAACGGCATAGTGCGACCTGCGGTCACCTTTATATTCGTCCTAGAGTTAGTGATGATTAACATCGCGCTGACCTACTTCTTGCTTCGTGGCGGGTTAGGTAGCATGAGCGTAGAGCAGTTTATCGCCGCCACCGACATAATCTTCTCTGAGGACGAGATGGCTCTACTAAGCGGAATTATTGCTTTCTGGTTCGGGAGCCGCCAATGGGGTAAGAAGTGAAGGTAAGTGATGACGCAATCAAAGGAATCAAAAAAGACGAGGGGGTACGAGTTCGTCCATATCGCTGTCCTGCTCTATTGTGGACTGTTGGCGTTGGTCATGTTATCGATTCTAACCACATAAGGGTGAAGTTCGATGAGCGCAAAAATCTACCAATTCCCGACGGATGGGATAGAACTCTTAGCATGGCAGAAGTCGATGCTATCTTGGCTCAAGACTTGGCTACATTCGAACGAGGTGTACTGCGCCTCTGTCCAAGTGGACTTACTCAAGGCCGCTTTGACGCTTTGGTTTCCTTCTCCTTCAACGTCGGGCTTGGCAACCTCCAAAGGTCAACCATCCGCATGAAGCACAATCGTGGCGACTTTGAGGGCGCGGCAGAGTCCTTCATGGCGTGGACTAAGGCGGGTGGGAAAGAGCTGCCTGGCTTAGTTAAGCGCCGGAAGCACGAACGCGCTCTCTATGAATCTGAGTAATCCTCTCCCGTAACTCATCTGCTACGGTCAAATTGTGCTTGGCCTCAAACTGGTCAAGCCACTTCCTCCTCGCCTCCCTTGTCGGGAGCGTCAACACATACCTTGCCAACCCTTCTATCTTCGCCTCATGTTCGCTCATCACGATTTGATAGAACTCCTCTGGGGTTGCGGTAAAGGTTCCTCTACTAACCAGCCCTAGCAAATGTTTTATGCAACGCTTTTCTGGCGGTGGTGACGGCTCTGGCTGCGTCAGATTTTCGAACAAATCTCCCAAGATAATACCTCTTATAGTTTGCCATTATGTGCGCCTCGTAAAACTTTTCCTTCCTCTTGTAGACACCCTTGATGTTGGACTTGGTTTTCTCTCTGCGCTTGGAGTTCCACCTGTTCTCCATCTGCGTGGCAACCCTGAGATTGCTTAGTCTGTTGTCGGCAAACTTGCAGTTTATGTGGTCAACCTGTTCGGGCCAGTACCCGTGGTGGTACGCCCAGACAATCCTGTGGGCAAAGTAAGGCTTTCTAAATATAGCAATTTTGCGATAACCGCGAGGGGTTATGTGTCCTGCAACCCTGTTCGCGTACCTACGGTTCCACATGACGTAAGCAGAATACTTGGCGAAAGCCTCAATGGGTCGAGGCTTCCACACAAGTCTTCCACGCCTGTAATCAAACAGGGCTTTCAGTTGTTGCTGGCTTAGAATGGAATGTCGTCCTCTAAGGCTTGTTGCTTCGGCTCTGCCTTGGGCTTAGGTAGTTCAACCTTGAGACTCATAAACTTCTGCCCAGACTTGCCTGTTTTAATCCATGCGGCTAGGTTGTACTCAGTCCCGTCTACGTTTAACTTGCCCTTGTAGGCGGGAGCCTTCTCGTTGTCCGACTCGTTCTTAAACAACACACCGCTATTGGTATTATCGTATTCCATAACTTCTCCTATTTGGCTGCTATATAAAGACCAACATTGCCAAGGCTGTAACCCAGGAAGGCTACGCCTAGACCCACCTTACCCTCTAGTAGCAACTGCACCGCTACCACAAGGTATACAACACCGATTCCGGCTATTAACCACGCCGCCACTCTGTCCACCCCGCTAGAACAATCACCCCCAGCAGAAACAACACAAACCATGCCGCGTCCTGCGCGTAAAAGTGTGCAGATATAAGTCCGTCTTTCATTCTTCGTCCTCCGTGTTCATTAGTAATTGGTACTTAATTACCTCTAAGACCCCCACCACCGAGGCTAGAGGTAGTGCCTCGTCAAACTTCTCCACAGCCCCCACAATCTCTTGGTATAGGGCTTCTATCATCACCTGCTGGCTCAACCCCGCATCTCCTGTGCCAAAGTCTTAAATCCCCAATCCTCTGCCATTCTCGCGCACCGCAACATCTCCTCCTCGCGCACGATTTCCGCAAACCTCTGCAACTGGGTTCTAGAGTCCTCGTGGAAGTTGAACAATATCTCCCCCTCCTTCAAGAACAATCCCGCTTCTACCGCTAGGTCGTCAATCGTCACACTCAGCCTCCACTTCCTTTAGAAATAACTGTACCTTTTCCAACATCTCGTCCATGTCTTTTTGCTCAGGCTCAAACCGCACGATAAATAGCATCTTGCTCACGGGCAGTCGGGAGTCGAAACTTACAAAGTCGCACCACTTCCTGCCCGTACAGGCAAGTTGGAGCATCATCTGGTTCTTATACTTTGCCGGAACCTTGCCAGCCTTCCTGTATTGCAGGTGTGTAGCCGTGTTCGGGTTCTTTATCTCTACCAGACCATCTTCCCCCACCAAGCCGTCAGGAGAGGCTCCAAGCCATTGTATTGTCGGGTGGGGTACGAAGCCTACTTGGTCTACGAAAACGCCCGTGTGAGCCTCGTATGCGGCTCTAGCGATGGGTTCCTGCTCGGTTCCGCGAATCATAGCCGCGTTAGGCGCAAAACCCGCCTGTGGGGTCTTGGTAAGTCTTTCGGCTACTAGCTGCCAGAGATAGTTTTTGCGGGTCTCTGTGTCCTTACCAGCTAAAGCGTCGCTAACCCTGCTGGCTGTTACAAACCCCAGCCTCGCCTGTAACCACTCCTCCGAACCTTGGACTATTTCTTTGTAATCGGTCATTGAGCCTCCTCTTGGCTATGTGTAGTTCTGCCTCTAACTTATCCGTACTCATCCGTAATCTCTGGGCTACATTGTGGCTCAAGTTATACGGGTACTGGATATACCTTGCCTTCAAGACCCTGCGGGATACATCAGGTAATTCCCTTACCGCGTCCTCTACTGCTTGCCCGTCAATCATGTCGGGTTCTATTCTCGGTTCTTCGCCCTCAAAGACATCCTCGGACTCGTAGTTCCCCTCCGCGCTAGCGCATTGGGTACGGTGTTCTGGGCCAACATGACCCCAAGCACAATAAAAGGCCCAGTTTTTTAATCTGTCTTCCGAAACCATAAGTCGTATAACTCCGGTCTGTTGGCTTTAATCCAAGGTTGGGCAGATTGTATAAGTTCTTTGGCATTAAATCCACAGGTTTGAGAACCAACGTGGTGGACGTAAGCCCTGCTAATAGCGTGCTGAAAGCCCTTCTTCTGTATGTCCAGGCATTGCACATCGTCCGAGTACCAGTTGATAGGCGGGAAGTCCACCCATGCGTCCTTGTGAATGTAACTACAAATTGGGGCTATAACATCGGTCATGTTAATAAGATTCTCGGTCTCGTACCTGAACCACTCCATTTTTCCCTGCCCAAGCCGAATGTTCTGCAAACCTCGGGCATAATCAGACCTAGCGGATACCCATCCGAGGGGGATTCTTTTGTCTCGCAAAAACGTAACGTCCTCGCCAAGCAGCTTCCAGGTGCTAGGGTTAAACACAATATCGTCATTACAGACCACCACCTCGTCAAACTCCTCGAACGCCCGTTTGACCACGGCGTTGTAAGCGTCCCCAAAGTTGTCTGCGTCGTTGGGTAGGTTTATCGTCCTGTG